AATAAATAATAAATAATAAATATTTATATATTTTTTAAAATCTAAAAACTAAATATATATTAGTAATGAAAATAGTAGTTTTTGATTTAGATGAAACATTAGGTTATTTTACTGAATATGGAATTTTTTGGGATAGTCTTAATAAATTTGTTCAAATAAAGAATAAAAAAAAATTAACTCAATATGATTTTGATAGCATTTTAGATTTATTTACAGAATTTATTAGACCAAATATTATTAATATTTTACTTTATTTGAAAAATAAAAAACAGTCAAAATGTTGCCATAAAATGATGATATATACAAATAATCAAGGTCCAATTGAATGGTCTAACTACATAATATCATATTTTGAGAATAAAATAAAATTTAAGTTAATAGACCAAATAGTATCGGCATTTAAAGTAAATGGAAAACGTGTAGAAATCTGCAGAACATCCCATAATAAAAGCCACAAAGATTTTATTAAATGCACGAAAATTCCTGAAAATGCTGAGATATGTTTTATAGATGATAGTTTTTATCCTGAAATGACAAACGATAACATATATTATATAAATATCAAGCCTTATTATTACGATTTAAAATTTGAGTATATGTTATCAAAGTTTAAAGAAAGTGTTATTGGTAAAAAAATAATTGAATCTGACCACGACTTTAATGAAATTATGATTAATGAGATTAAACGATACAACTATAGCGTTATAGATAAAGATTTAAAAGAATATGAAATTGATAAAATACTTGGAAAACAAATAGTTACTCATTTGCAGGATTTTTTTAATAAAAAAAATAAAACAAAAACTGTAAGTAAACGTTCTTTTAAAAATAAAACCAAAAGGAAATATTAAATTTTACAAAAAGTATTTACAAAAAGTATTTAAAAACAAAAAAATACATAAATAATGTCTGTTTTTACTAAAAATGATTTAAAATATTTATATAAATCAGAAATAAACATTCGACAAAACAAGTGCGTTCAACGTGTTGTGCAATATATGAAAAATTTAGTTATTACTGAAGCTAAAGAAGGACGTACAACAGCGACTTATAAACACTGTGATTTTAGTTATGATGATGAATGGGTTAAAACGCAAATATTATCTGACTTAGAAAGAATATTTCCTGATAGTATTGTTGATGTTAAATCAGATGGTTTAGCTCTTCCAACTATTAGTGTTTCTATCGATTGGACATAATAATTTGTATAACTTTTTCTCTCGCATCAACTAAATATTGATTTAATGCTGTGGTTGTTAATATAAACAAGCCAGCATTAAATGCTATTTTGCGGTCTAAGTCACTAAATTTATAAACTTTTCTAAAAGGGTTAAAACGCCAAATTAAAAATAAACAAATATAAATTCTAAAATAATAATCGATATTTTCTAGATATTGAGGTGCAGAATTTGAAAATCCAAAAAATGAAATAAAAATTATAACATACGAAAAAACAATAAAAATATCAAAAAATTTTTCTTGAATATAATTTAATCTTTCATTAAACATTTTATATTATTGTTAGACAAAAAATTACGCATTATCTTTATAAAATGTCAACGTTCTTGCGCTAGGGTCTTTTGCATCGGTATACTTAGGCATCCAAAAATATGGCAAAATATTTGAACAATTTGGATAAAAACCATCAAATAGTTTTTTATAATAATATTTTTCAGTTTCAATACAAGGAATATACTTATCTGTAGCTTCTTCTATATTTAAATGAAGCGCTATAAACTCTTGAAGTATTACATAAAGTGAACGTCCTTTAGAGCTAACCCCATCGCTAAATGCTTCCTTTTTTCTATACAAAATTTCGTCTGGCAAAAGTTGTTTTTCTCTAGAATCACGCAAGTTATCGCATTTAAATCCTTGTCTCAAAATATTTTTTTCAGGAAAATTAAAATTTTTATGATTTCTATAATGCGGAGGTACAGATAAAACTAAATTTACAAAGTTACGGTCTAAAAATGGTGTTCGCGGCTCAAGTCCATTTGAAGAAATAGATTTATCTGAGCGCAAAACATCAAATAAATGAATATCCTTAAGAAGTCTTCTAGTTTCCTTATCAAATTCAATGTCGTCGGGACACTTACCCATATAAAGATAACCTCCAAGTAGCTCATCTGAACCATCACCGTTGAAAATTACTTTAGCTTCAGAATTTGACGCAATATATTTACCCAAAAGATAATTGCCAATGCTCGCTCTTACAGTTGTTGTATCATAGCTTTCAATAGCATAAATAACCTCGGGAATAACATCAAACATTTCTTTTTCAGTAACAATAATTTCAGTGTGTTTGCTACCAATCCAGTCTGCAACAATGCGAGCATATTTCAAGTCTTCAGAATCTTCTAAACCAATGCTGTAAGTTTCTAGTGGTTTATCCACATTATTTATTCTATAATAGTCAGAAACTAATGCAGAAATCAAACTACTATCAAGACCTCCAGATAATAAACAAGCAATAGGCCTTTCAGTAGTTAAACAACGTTTGTTAACGGCACCGCGTAAACATTCAGATACTAAATAAGAAAATAAATTGTAAGTACTTTCTTGAGTACGAGTTTCTTTTGCACATTCAAGAGAACCTGAAAACGTAGGCAAAAAATAAGGTATGTTTTCTTTTAAAGGTTCCCAAGTAGATTGTACTTTATTAGACAAATTAAAAGCGCTATACGTACCAGGTGTAAATTGTTCGATAGAATAATGAGAAGGATTTTTATTATAAAATTTTTCAAGACATTTTAGCTCTGAAGCAAAACCAAACAAATTATATAAATTATTATTATCATTCGGATTGGCATTTTTTAAGCAATATAATGGTCTAACGCCTAATGGGTCACGAGCTACATATATTTGATTATTTAGGTCATCTGTAATACGATTGTCATACAATAAAAAAGCAAAAACTCCATCTAACATAACAAGAGTTTGTTCTATTCCATATTTAAGGTATAAATGAATAATAACTTCGCAATCAGAACCAGTAACAGGAACTACATTCATTTGCTCGTACAATTTTTTATAGTTGTAAATTTCGCCATTACATATTAACACAATATCATTGATAACGATTGGTTGATTAGATTCATTATTTAATCCATTAATGGCTAATCTATGGAAACCAAGAACCATTTTCATATAATTAAATTCTAATTTAGAAAACTCAGGACCTCTATTTTGTCCTTTCATAAACTCATTTTTAATTTCCATAGGAGAGATTTTTTCTTGATTTAGAAGAGCAAAAATACCACACATAACTAATATATAACATATTTTATAATCTTTATACTTTTTAAAAATAATGTTTAAAATAATAATATATATTTATATCAATGGATAGTCAATATGCTGAAAGTTCTATTTGCAACTCACAAATTCAAGAACAAACAAATAAGAGAATTTATGATAGAAATATTCCTTCTCAAATGTTACAACCTTATTTAGATGTTCGTCCTGTAATGACAAAATATTCATATTTGCCTATTGTAGACCCGAGAAAACAAACAAGTGTAAAACTAAACCAAATGCCAACTTATAATGTGAAGACTACATTTAATCCAGGCAATACACAATCGCCGTGGTCTGGTTTTGCATCAAATATAAATACAGAATCTGTTTTAAGAAATCAAATATACGCTCTGCAAAAATGCAGTCAATCGGTTTATGTTCCCAATAGTACAAGTGATTTATATGATTACACTTTTAAAACAAAAACACAATCAAATCCTCACAGCTTATTATTTACTGAAAATACATTTTCAAGTTTCAATCCAAATCCAGATGATAAGTTGGTAGGTTACAATATGTTTATGAATAACACTAGAACTCAAGTAAAAGATTTAACGCCTCAATGCAATTAAAGTATAAATAAAATAATATAATATTTATCTTAATGTAAAATATTATAATGTCAGAAGCTTTTATAAACCAAGTTACTTTAGATTGTTTAGTAAATAAGGAGATGTTTAATAAATACGTAAGGAGTCAAATAAACAAAGAAGATATAAAATTTTACCGAAAAAGAATTTTTAATTTATTTAAAGAAATTATATCTAATAACTCTCCATCAGATTTATTACCAGATGTAAAATATGCATATGACAATTTTTTACAGTGTGCAATACATTATTTTAAGACAATAGACAACAACGATATAATACAGTCAGAATATAATAATATGGAAAAATTAGAAGTTACACTTGCGCAAGATTTATCGTTAAATACGACAACAAATGATGAGGCAGATAAACTTCTAATGCGTAAAATTAAAACTGATATTCCTACTTTAGATAAATATGTTAAAAAAACATTCACTAAAAAAAAGGAAGAAATTATATTACCAAAACAAAAAGAAATAAACTTAAAAGACCCTAATTTAAAAATGAAAGGATTAAAAAAGAATAATATTGATAATTTATATGAAGACAATGACACGAAAAATAAGAATGAGGTGGTCGTCAACACAAAAAAAGAAATTGAAAAATAAAGCGGCGAGAGGTGGGAGGTCTATAAAAAAAATAAACTGTAGTCCAAAGCCAAAAGATAAAATGAATAATTTTACGTGTTATACAAATGATTCATTATATAAATTAAGAGACTTATGGAACGCTAGACATCCTGATGTTAAAATCAACTCAAATTCTCCAAAAGAAATTCATCGTTTATTAACTGAAAAACTTAGTAGTGTGTGTAATAAAGAATCGTGTTGGTTAAAACAAAAAGCAGAATTTGGTCCTGTTAGTAGTGATATGGCTGATTCTTTTGCACCAGAGTCTCCACCTGAATGGAAAAAAAATCCAAACGAGTGGCTTTCTAGTGAAGACATTATTAAGGTTATGAGACAGTATGAAAAAGCATATAAATGTTTTGATTTTATTGGTCCTTCGCCAATTGATTTTGATACTAGAAAATTGTATGGTGAATGCGTCTGGGATGAATTATGTAATTTTAGTTTAAAAGACCAAATCAAAAATGGTAAAACAAAGATTGGAATTATATTTAACACAGACCCGCATAACAAACCAGGACAACATTGGATATCAATGTTTATTAATATAAAAAAGAAAACAATATTCTTTTTTGATAGCACTGGAGATAAGCCTGTTACTCAAATAAAAACTCTTATAGATAGAATTAAAGAGCAAGGATTAAACTTGAGACAAAAAATTATATTCAAAGTTGATAGCAATGAAGGAATTGAACATCAATATGGAAACACTGAATGTGGTATTTACTCTCTGTATTTTATTGTGCATATGTTAGAAGATAAAATCACAGAACATTATTTGAAAACTCATATATTAAAAGACGCATACATGAATAAATTTAGACATATATACTTTAATGATTCACTTTAATATAAAATAATATTTTAATATAATATTATTTTTCGTATAATTACATAAATATAAATTACACATATTTATACTTATGAATATTTCCAATTTTTTAACAAAACAGAATATTTCTATGATTTG